TAGTACCACCTTGTTTACTATTAAGCCACTTATCAATTTCCGCTTCTTTAGCCATAGCTGTTCTAAATTCAGGTTTACTAGCAAGAACTGCACTAAATACTTCACGGATTTCATCTTCGCTTACAGATTCAATTGTAGTATCACGAGTTAGAACCCCCGATAAATTACCACCTCTACCAGCAATAATCTTTTGAGCAACAGCTTGAACTTTAGGATCTGTATTAGCACCATTCATCAATTCAGTTACATCATTAATAAATTGAGCATTAAATACAGATCGCTTATCTGCTTTCCACGATTTCATCATCTCAAGAAGCTCTTTTTGATAAACAGAACGATCATGCCCCTTACCTAGAGCTGTACCAAAAGCACTAATGGATTGTTTACCATTACCTCCTAGACTACCTCCTGCTTCATTGAATCTTTCAAGAATCATAGCTCTATTTGCGGCTTTATATTCTTCAGGTGCATCAGATTGTTCATTAGCTTGCATCATAGCATCAAATTGAGCTTTATTACCAAGAATAGTTTTAACTCCTTCATCAATTAAAAATCTACGAGCACCATCTGAAACAGCTGTATCTGCAAAGAACCAACCTCCATCTTCATCAACTTTCTCTTTAATAATACTTTGAGTTTCATCTATTTTACCTGCAAGAGCTTCTTCATCTTTACCTTGAATTGCATTATATTCAGACATTTTAATTGCCATTTCATTATAAGCATTTTCATTTCGAATAGCACGTTCTTGCAAAGAAAACATAACAGCAAGATTTTGATCCATCATTTTAGCACGAGGAGTAAACATATCTTGCATTTCATTACGTTTAAAGTCTTTACCCGACTTAACAACTATATTTTCAATACTATTTATGATTGCCATAAGAATTAAATTTATATATACAACAAAACTCCGGACGTTAATCCGGAGTTATAACAGTAGTTAATTAAGCACATCTTTTACCACCATATCTTTTCTTAACTTTACCACCACATCTTTTACCTTTAAGAACTACAGCGTCTTTACCAAAGAGTTTTGATATTTGTTTATCAGATAAATTCTTTAAGAAGCCTATAGACTTATCATTAGATAATAGATGTAATATATTAGAATTACGCTTATCGTTGAGAAGAGTATGATCATTAAGCATTTTTTGAATATCTCCTGTTAAACCTACAAGAGCATCTCTTATACCTGTATTGCCTTCAGCTAACAAAGAAGTTGCAAGATTAGCTTTCTCAAAAGCATCAACTTCATTCTCATATTTAATCTGTTTGTTCTTAGCAGCAATTTCAGCATTCATTTGACGAGCTTGATTTCTAATATTAAGTTCTTGCATTAACTCATCTTGTTTTAGTTTACCTAAAACACTAGCACCTTTACTTCTAGCTCTAAGCATAGCTTGTCTTGCTACAGGGGCACTAGATGAATTAGATTTAACAAAATCTTCAATAGCAGAAATTTGATCAATAACTTCTCTTCTAGCAGCATCAGTATTTATATCCCATTCAAGATTTACATTATCAAGATATTCTCTTTTAGGAATTGGCATATCAGAAATGCTCTTAGCAAGTTTACGTTTACTACGACCTTGCATAATACTGCCTATAAGATTACCAGCAGCACCTATTAGATTACCACTTTCATCTGAAATAAATCCACCTAAATCATAACGTTTAGTTTTACCTCCACATCTTCTAAGCATCATAGGAGTCATAAGATAAGGATTAGGATTAATCATCTGTTTAGTTGGATTATCAACTTGAATATTTAAATCACTAAAAGGAGATACTTGAACAGAACCACCATCAGCTTTCTTAACTCTTCCACCGCATCTCATACCAACTTCACTAAGCACAGCATCTTTAATATGAGGAGGTAATCCGGATACAACAGCTTGACGTTTATTCATAGCATCTTGAGCTACTAAATTGGCAGCCAAATTAGCTCCCATCATAACTCCACTCATAGCACCGGTATTTACTGATGGAGTAATCGGAGTTACAGTTTGAATATCCATTTCAGCAAATTGAGGTGTTGGAGCTGCAAATTGTAAAGGGGGAATAGTAAGACCTCCATTAGGATATTTACGTTTACCTTTACAAGCAAATATAGAACCTCCAAGAGCAAATTCTTGTTTAGGCTCTGCAACATCACCAGATTTAGCCTTTATAGCTTCTTGTTGATTATAAAGATTATTCAGTTCGGCTTGAACTCCATTAATTTCAGCAAGAAGTCTATTGTGTCTAGCAGATTGCTTTTCAGTATTACGAGCATTAGTGTTACGATCTATAGCATAAGTACTACGATCTGTAAGTCGTAAAAGACCACCTAGCATTACAGAACTTTTAGCAAGTTTATCTTCAAGATAACCTTTATGTAACATAAGAGGTTTAGCAATATCTGCAAAAGTTCTATCTCCTAGCTTAAGAGTATCACTAAATATATAATCAGCATTACTTCCATTGAGTATTGCTTCACCACCTTCCACTTCTGCATTTGCTCCATAAGGAACACCACCTTGTTCATGACTAGGTCCTTCAACTATTGCCGCATTAGATGCAACTTGATTTATAGAACCTCCATCAGCATATCTTTTACGTTTACCTCCACATCTAAAAGCAAATTCATAATTTTCTTTTGTAGGGACGCCAATCATATTATATTGATTACTAACAGTTTGAGTATTACCTGTAGGTATAGGATTATCTCCATAAATATCTATAGGATTTGTATTAATTGTAATATCATTTAAAGCTTGTTGATCAATACGAATATCATCTTGACCAAGCTCATAATTCTTAGTAATATCTGCTCTAATAGCAGCTTCTCTAGCTTTACGTTTTTTTCTTCGTCCACCAAAGATACCACTAATCAAACCTGAAACACCACCGATAATACCTCCAATTACTCCACCGATTGCAGTTCCAACTCCAGGAACTATACTTCCAGCAGCAGCCCCTACAGTAGAACCTATTCCTAGACCTTTAGCTAAACCACTTTTAGTTTCAGCTCCTTGAATACCTTTAGCAGCACCCCAATGACTTCCAGTGACATTATTAACATTATCTCTAGCACCTCCTAGATCATAACGTTTAGGTCTACCTTTAAGTGTTTTAATCATACCACCATAATTAAATTTAGTTTTATTATAAAAAGCAGCTCTTTCTCTAAGAGTTTTAAGATTATTAGGATCAATACTCTTACCTGTCTTTTGATGTTTAAATAAGTATGTAGCTGCATCTTCAGGAGTCATAGCATTTACTGCTTTTAATGCTCCTTCTGGTAAATGATATTTTAAGTAATAATCTAATTGATTAGATTCGTTATCAGTTAGTGTATTATCTTTAAGATATTTTTGATATTTACCATAATTATATCCAGTATCTTCAACAAACTTAAGACCTAACTTCTTTTTTTCATCATCATTAGAAGGTCTTAAATTTTCAAATGAAAGAAGACCTCCATTAATTATACGATTAAGATTACCTTCAGTTTCACGTTGAATCTTACGATAATTAAAAAGATCATCTGTATTATCAGAAGTAGTTTCACCTTGTATTAGAGACATTAAAGCACTAGCAGAAGCATGATTAAATCCTTTTTTTCTAGCAATATTATAAATACCACGCATACGCTTAGTAACTTTATCATCTAATAGAAGTCTAGGATCAATAATCTTAGTATTAACACCTTTCATACCAACGCCAGTCTTAGCCATATATTGAAGAATTTCTTTAGGTGAAGCCCCAACTTGACTAAGTGAATCTACTTTATGAACTTCAGGTCTACCAATAAGACCTTTAATGTTTTTATCTTTATGTAGAGCTTGAATATAAAGACCTGTACCTCTAGTATTTAAATCTTTAGTAGCATTATGTATTTTATATAGAGCTTTAAGAAAAACACTTTGAGCTTCAGTATCATTAGTTATCTTACTCTTTTTATAATCTGGCATATTACTATCAATATTAGCAGAGTTCCTCTCCCTTCCACAAGCTCTTTCTCTACCGGGGTCTACAGAGTTCCTCTAAGTTCATAATCTAGTATTCTTAGTAACAACAACGTTAATATCATATAATCTAAGTTCAGCCTGTTTGATATTAGAATCTTTACTAGTAATATCAATATTATCTGAATGCTTATCTATGATAGCATTGACATCAGTTTCATTAATATCTTCGTTAGTAGTAGTATCAATAAAACGATTTAAGTACACCATTGTTATATACCCGAACTGATTCTGAATCTTGCTGTATTCATACCATGCTTTAGGCTCATATCTCATTCCTAAGAGGCGATCTATTTCAAAAGGTATATTAGATGGATTGAGAATTTGAAATGCTCTATCGTTGTCTATATGGTCTTCTATGAGATTCCATAAATAACGTCCAGCTTTGTACTTAAGAGTATGATCATCATACCAAGTTTCATCTAGAATCATTGGAAGAATACCGGTACTTTGAGTATCAGTATTAATCATTAGATAATCAATAGTCTTATCATACAGGAACTTAATCTTATCAGCAGTAAGATGATTCCAATTATGAACAAGTGCGCTATTCCATTCAATATGATTAAATAACTTACTAACAAGAGGTTCTTCATTATATATAAATTGAGCAATAGATGGCATTATCTTATTATCAAAATATATACATTTATTAGGTGCATTAATCTTATAAATCTTAGTATTATTTGTATCAACAACAAATGTACCTAAGCGATTAGACCAAGTAATAATAGGATTATAAGAATGAAAACTAATCCAAAGATTAGTCTTAAGATTATATGAAATCGTATAAGTATTATCTGGATTATTAGAAACAAATATGATACGACTATTATAATCATCAAATATAAAGAAATTACCATTAGCATTTAGAGGATTAATAGCATTTTCTTTAATATATTCTTTAAACCAACCTTGAAGACCTATAGATGAAATATCAGATACATCTGATTCACCTTTAACATGATATATAGTACCTGTAAAATTATCACAAACGAAATAACCATATCGAGTAATAATAGAAGAAAACTTATTATTACATCCGATTTTACCGGTATTATTAAAGATAATTTCAATAGGAGTTCTTTCAAAAATATCGCTAGTACCAATATAAGTTCCATCTTCTTCTTGATTAAGACTATCTTTAACAGATGTTACAAATAGAGTATGCTCCATTTGAATATAAAGAGATTTAGCATCTGATAAAAGATTTACAATAGAACCTTTAGTAATAGGAATATCTTTATAAGAATCAGCTTTAAATTTACGCCAACCAATATCATTCGATTCCATATTATTAACATTAGAACGAATAATTCTAGCAGCAAATGTATCTTTTAGATTATCAGTAGATTTAAATTGAGTAATATCATTGAAACCTTTCCAATTCATTTCAACATCATAAGCACTTCCATCTTCGGTATGCCAAAAGTTATCAATGACATAATCTCTATAACCTAGATCAATAATAGAATCATAATCAAAAGTAGTAGGATATATGTCCATAGTATAAGGAGCATATTCTTCGCTAAGACCACTTGTGAATTTATTAATAATAGTATTGATATTGAATTTATTAGCTTTACCCGAGAAATTATTATTAGCTGTAGTGCCTTTATATTTAATAATAGAACTATTTACATTTTTTCCACTATGTAGTGCAAGAAAATTCATTCTACTCTTAATATAATAAGTAACAATCATACGATGAATATGATAGATATTATTATTATGATGAGTAGCATCTCCAACATTATTAAATTTATTTGAAGGACAAGTGCAACGTTGAGTAACACAGGCGGGAAATGTATCACCAATAAGAATAATTTCATCAGTATTCTCTATAGGATATATACTAGATGCAGCAACTAAAGATAAATTAAATAAATCAGGTACAGGAATTGTATTAACGTCATAATAACGATTTAAATCTACAATACCTCTATTGAATATAGTAAACGTATCAAAGTTATAATATTTTTTATTCTCATTATAAAGAAGAATCCAATTTGAATCATCTTTATTAGATACTTCAATAATAATAGAATTATATTCTTCAGCCGTAAGAGTTTTAACAGTAATTTCACTACTTAAAACTATAGTAGCTTCTTTTTCATCTGTTATAACTTCCCAAGTGTCTTCTGAATTTTGTTTTAAATATTCAGCATTATTATAACCATTAGCGTATATAAGTTTCTCTTTAATAGTAGTTAATTCTTGTCTATAACTATCCGAATCATCATCTTTGGTTATAACGGAAATAACCCTAGTTTGAGTTCTTACATCTCGTTTAATACCATCAATTTCTTCATCAGCTTGTTTATAAACAATATCTGTAAGAGATTCATTTGGTAAACTAGTTCCACCTTCACTATCAGTACCTTCTTTGGCTAAGCCAAAGATATTCTCTTGAAGCATAGTAGAACCATTAATTAACTTGAAACTACTATCACATCCAGCATTAGATATAGCACTATTATTAACAGGATAAAAGTCTGCATTAAGAATTGTAGGATATGGGGCATTATTTGCAATATCTGTAGTTTCTGTATCAAGAATAGAATGAACAAGATCTCCAGATTCCCAAGGACCTTTGATATGATCTCCCCAATCAGTAAACATATTAAAATCTTTACTAGTCTTAGGCATATCAGTCTTCTTAGTATATTTACTAAGTCTATCAAAAGCTCCTAGATATTCACCGGCATTAATTGATTTATCAGGAGTATTAAGATTCTTACCGTTAAGAAGATTTTCTTGAATAAGAGAATTTAATCTAGCTCTATCTCTTGTATTCCATGCTTGATGAATGGCATCATTTCCCCATTCAGTGCCAGAATTACCTTCATAATTATTAAGGCATATTTTAGCTTCTTTATTATACCTAAGACCTTTAATGTAGAATGAAGGTAACACAGTATTAGTAACAAAATATTCAATAGGATATAACCTAAAACGACTTGCGGATCTAAAAGGGTCTTCATAATTATCTCCAATTACATCATTAGTACCTATATCTCGAATAGTAAGACATTGCGAAATCCAGTTTGAAATCTCAGGTGTAGATTTAGCATAATAAATAGCATAACTTTTAATACTATTTTTAAATTTAGTAATATTAATATTAGTATTAAAAGCTGAAACAAAAGTATTCATATTAACTTTAGCTCCATACAAATCAAGAGTTTTAGTTTTAGAAGCATTGATTATATGAGCATAAGTTCCACGAGAATTTTTAATAGGAAAACTATTTATATATTTACCTTTATGATCTATAAAAGTAATAAAGAAATAATAAACTTCATCTTCCTTAAAAGAACCACTATTAGATATATCTTTAGATTTAAAGAAATCTCCAACTTTACCACTTCCACTATGAGGAGTAATAGAAGCATTAACAAAATCTTTTACACCACTAAATTCAGCAAACTTAACAAAATCAATTTTAATTTTTTGAAGAAGAAGTTCACCATCAATACTTGTGAAGAAATCAGTAATATCTTTATATTCAGGAGTAACAACATTACCTCTAAGAAGATAACCATCAAAAGATGTTTGAGCTTCATCTTTAGTATAAGCGGTATTACTTATAATTATATCATCTATAGAAATAGATTTCATCTTGGATATAGTAGTAAAATCAAAAGTACTATTGACAGATGGAATATTAATTTCAAAAGTTTCATAACATTCTTCTGTAGTAGGACTTTTATATACTATAGCTAATTTGTAAGTACCTGCTTTACTAAATTTAAATCTAAATCCCTTTTTAGTTACATCACCTATAGCAATGTTCTCACCATAATCAGGAGCGGCATAATATACAGGGGATAATAGAGAATAATCACTATATGTTCCATCATGTAATTTAATAGATGTTGCAAATTGATAACCTCCAGCTTTAAGACCTCCAGCAATAATATTAACATCTAATGTGGGAAATACTATATCAGGAATGAGATTAAGAATATATTCAAAACCTTCTTTAAATGTAATTGTAGTAACATTATCTTCAATAATAGGATTTTCAATATATCCTTTATATTTACTTTGAGCTTCAGTAATATATAGAATACGAGTTTCATTATCACTAGATACACCTTCAGTAAATGTTATAAATAAATTAGTTTCATCAATATATGTGAATGTACCACTAATAGGATGATCTATAATAAAATTAAAGTTACCTTGAAATACAATAGTTTTAATATCATCTTTATCTTTAGTTGTTTGATATATATAAACTATTTTATCAGGAGTACCTTTAAAAAACAAAATGACGCCTAACGGAACTTCAATTTTACCAACTAAAGTTCCGTAGACGTCTAAGTCTTTTTTATAAACCTCAAAACCATTCTCGTTAATCAGAGTATTACCATCATCATTATACATTATATTTAATGCAAATGACTTAACACCATTTCTGACTGCACCGGGATTAGCATTAGGATATAAACCATCATTTATATTCATAATTAATTCACATAACGGTTTTTCATGTTTAAGAAGAAGTTCAACATAGATTTACTGCAATCATCTCGTTTATCTTTAGTAAGCCTATTGCAAGCATTTCGAACTTTTATTTTAGCATTATCGTATGCTAATGCCGGATTAGTGTAAGGATTACTTTCTTTTAGATTCATAACTGGATGGCGGTAATTACGTTGAAGAATACGCATCATAACGAAGTTCTTTAAAGCATCAATAAGAACATCATTATTAGGTATAAGAGGAACATTGATTTTAAGTATTTCATCTAGTGTCATTGGCAACCCGTGATATAACAGCCCCAACGTGCCTTTTCTGACATTCAGATGCAAATACGATCCGTTAATCGAGTAAGTGTATAAACTCTCTCTAATGGCTCGTATGAAGTCAAAAACAACGTTTTCTGTTAGATTCCAGCCTATCGGAAACGAAACGGCAAGTGGTATATAGTTTCCACTATCATGCTCAAATGGAGCAGGATTAGTAGTAAAATCAGCACGTTTTCCACCAATAGTAACTAAACGAACATTTTTACAACCTTTAGGAAGTTCACAACGATAATCATCAAAATCAATAGTTTCTCCTATGTTAATATAATGTTGCTGAATATTTAAATCAGCAAGAGCTTCACATATCCAAGTAGGAATACGAGTAATGAAATCCATAGAATGAACATCATAATCTTCAATAATCCTATGAATAACAACACTAGAGCTAATCAGATTTTGGTCTAATGTATTCATCTACTTCATTGTTTTTAGTACGTTCACGTTTACTCTTAGCATGAGGATACCTATCCATAATAGTAGGATCATGCTGTCGAATATATTTAAGTTTAGCATCAAATGCAAGATTATCAGCTTTAATAACTTCCTCTATTGTCTTATATTTAGTAATCTTACTATCAGTATTAATATTAATATGACAATGAGTAGGATGATATTTATAAAATATTTGATTAGGTACAACATCTACACCCATTCTATGACGAATCCATTTACAGAACCAATAATAAGGATTATCAGATTTAACTTTCCAATTCTTACCATAAGGATTAAGAAAGCTCTGAACTTCAATACCAGCAGCAATCATTTCATCTCTAAGACGAAAAGACGCAGCCCAATCAACAGATTCTCTAGCAACAGCACGTTGTACTTGATAAGTACCAAGATATGTACCAAGTGAAACACTACCACCACGTATCAGAGTTTCTATAAGACTCTTATTAAGACTTCGTTGAATTTGATTAAAAATACTATGAGGAATACGACACATCCAATCATAATATCTAATAATAGCAAGTAGTTTAGGAATACGAACTGTACAAAGATAAGCAAATCGGTTATAAGTAATACGAAGAGATACTGCTTTAGCTTCGTTACTCCAATCAAGCTTTCTCAGAAGTTTAACTCCTTTTACTTTCTTACCTAGAATCATATTATCAAGTAACTCTTTAGTTATCTTATTAGATTCAAGTAGATTCAGATTAGCATAACAAATATTAGCTAGATTATTACGTCTAACATAAGTATTATGCAAATCTTTACTAAGTTTTTCAATAGTATTATAGCAATACTCTTGATAGTCGTGGTAATAGTGTATAGATTCCATATAGTTTATTCTACTTTATTATGGATTAAACGTTGAGTTCCATTAGGATCATTAGGTGCATAAGTACTATCACTAATAATCTTAACTTCATGTTCTGTAGGCTTAATACCAAATTCAGTTCTTAGAACCTCATATGTTATTCTTTCTATCATATCTGCTGGAAGTGGAAGTTCAATATCTTGACCATCATCTTCCATATACATAGTAATAACATCTTCAGGATTTTCAGCTACAAACACAATCGTTACAAACTTATAATTTTTAGCATCAATCTCAAAGTTTTTGAGAGTATTTTTGATGATAATTTTAAGTTTACCATTAACGACTTGATAAACTCCCCAAACCCCAGTAGGGGAATAGACTGTGGTCAAGAGAGGAACTAGGCTATTACTAGCGTATTTATATGTAATAAAACTACCATCATCATGCTGTGTATATACATGAAGAAATGGTGCATCATTAGGCATACGTAAAGGCGTTGGAACTCGATGCTCAGTAGTAAGAATCATATCTTTAGCACCAATTCCAGCATAGGTATTTTCTAAATCAGTAAGCGGAATACAGATCAAAGGTACATTAAAGCTAACTTTAAGAACCTCATCTACACCATTACGTTCAATACTTTGACGAATAAAAGTAGCAAAGAGCGACTTACATGCACTCTTTGCTCTTTCTTGAATGCTATGATCACCCGGCTTACCTAATATATTAGAAATTTTACTTCCTAGTTGATTAAGTGTTGCCATAATAATACATTAAACAATTCGCCAAGTTTTATTAGTTGAAATACCTAACTCTTTAGTTTCACCACGAGGGATGAATTTCATATGATTAGTTGAAAGTTCAAGTATAGGAATATCCGGTCTAGAACCTTTTATAATAGGACGATTCTTAATAGGAACAACTCCATGCCAAGGACCACAATTAACATATTTATTAGTAACTCGGATAACGTTCTTTAGATTTTTTGAACCCCTACCACACCTAGGGGGTAAACTAGTTCTTGCGTAAATAACTGTCATGGTATATTAGTTTTTATGAGTGTCTTCTGTCGTATCTATAACCATAGTCATATTGCGAGAAATACGATTGTGATTTTTCCAAAATATTTGCATCATATCAGTACTAGGTTCAAAATCATTTTCAAACTCAGCACTTAAAAATCCGATAGGCATATCAGTTTTAAGATCTCTAATGAGAATACTAACAGCAGTATTACAATCTCTCGATTTAAGATCACTAATGTACATACTAGAATGATATTTAGTAAGATTGCTCATACGAAATACATACTTGCTATCTCTATATAAACGTAGAATCGTATAAGGCATTATAGATGTAAGAACATTATTATAACGAATCTTATAAGGATTTGTTATATTAATATCATAATCTTCTGCAATAACAGTAAATTTATCCATGTTAATACCATTGCAAAATTTACCACCATTATGAAAGTATGCTATATAAACACCTTTAGCATTTAGAGCATTCCTAACATTAGAAGCTATTTTATCTAATTGCATCCAACATTCAGCTTTAGATGCTAGAATATCAGTTGTAATCTTACGACGTTTTTTAGCAATCCATTCTTTAACGAAGACAACACCTATAGATGAAACAATAACACCAATCAAGTTTAATATAGCAATAAAAATACCACTCATTACACAATTTGTTTTATAATTCATATTCGTGTATTTAGAAAGTTGCTATAAACAAAAAAATCCGACTACTAGCGGAACTAGCAGTCGGATCAGGAATAATTAAAATTGCCTTGATATAAATAACACCTGCGACCAAAACTAATTAGATGAATCTCTGCCAAGGAACTTCATTGTCTTGAGCTTTAATATCAGATAATTATCTTTGAAAAGCAATATCTTCGTAACTGTAGGGATCACTAATGTAATTCATAAAAATTACATCACCAATATGATATACGTCAGCAATTTTGTTCTTCCAAATCCAACGATAACTTCTATCATCATTGATATAAGTTTTAGCAATATCCTGAATATCTCTAATTAACAAGAGTTTATTCAAATTAGTATAAGTCACAGGTGTCATACGGGGAAATTTAAATCATTAATAGAACGTTTAGTCAATGATATAAACGAGCAATGATTTTCCCTTATACGACAAAAAGAAGCACTAAACCGATTAGTAATAGTACTTCATTAGTCCGCGATTATACGCTTTTAGAATCAGCAAAACGCTGAGTAATACGTTTAAATATAGGTTTAAGAATCAAATCATATCCAAACGTAGAAATAAGAAACGAAAGCAATACTGTTTCAAGTGAAGCATCTAGTTTAAATACATAAAGGATTGCAGTAAGAATACCAACAATTAAAGTAATAATACTTTTAGCTTTTCTCGAAACTTTGTATTTAGTTATGTTAGATATTGTCTGTATAATACCGTATGTTGTTAGACATACTATAACAATATAAACAATACTAATAGATTGAGTTAGTTGTAATAATAGTGTATCTTCCATCAATAATTTACATTATTTGTATAATAAACATACAAAATTTGAATACCAGCTTTTATACAGATAATTAATCTTGTATTAGAAATCTCTGGAAAACCGTTTCCTAAATTTAATATAACTTGTGTTGGATTACTAGCATTTATTCTACCATTAATGTATGAAGGTCTATCACTACTATCCTCCATTTCTAAATTAATTTCATCTACATCTATACTAAATTGAAATAGAAAACCAGTAGAACCAGTACCTATACCGGGATAAACCATCGTAAGTATAGCTCCAAAATCAGTATTTATTTCAGCTAAAAATTGATTAGAAGCTGTAAGATTATATTCTTTACCTCTATACAAATCTTTTATTTTTGCAGGAGGATAATTTCCACCTATTTGACGTACCCTTTGTAATATAAGTCTATTTGATTTTTGACTTACATCAATAGTTTTATTAATTCCCCCCCCCGTAACAGTAACAACACCTTTACGAGTAGGATTTATATAATTATCATTAGCAATTACATCAAAACTGCCATTATTTGTTCCATTTGCAGGACTAACAGAAATCCAACTAGGTTTAGCCATAATAATTACGTTTAATGATTAACTAGTTTATACAAGAAAAGGTCTAGTAGATACCTTAGTACCCACTAGACCCACAATATTCAAATGAAAGTTAGATTATGAAATCGTCCAAGCGGTATTGGTAGTAATCGTAATCTGTTTCGTTCCACCAGAAGCAGCAAAAGTCAAAGAAGTCGGAGATACAGATAACGTAGCATCACCAGCAGCTTGAGTTACAGTATATTTCTGCCCATTAACAGTAATATGCCCGGTACGAATATTAATTGTTGGATTAGCAGCAGCGGTAAACGTAATCTCGAAAGCGTAAACATTATCTGCTCCCGGATCACCTTCAATCTCAGCACCTGAATTATATTGCTTAGTAGCAACTACTAATTTACCAGCAGTTAACCAATCAGAAGCGTCTGAATCAACAGCAAACGTAATAGAAGCCAAGTTAGCATTACCTGTAAACTTCTTAGCTTCACCTGTTTTAACGAATGCTAAAGATTGAGTAGTAACATCCCAAATGTTAGAACCTGACTGTTGTATTGCAACCTCTTCCGTTAAGTCTTCAACTGCTACAGTAATAGATCCTGAACGACCTTTACGTCCTTTATAAACAGGAGCAGTAACAGAAACTTGTGAGTTACCAGTACCCTTAATAGCACTTAAAGTGATCCAACTAGGTTTAGCTTTCAAAGCATATCCGGCGCGCATAACAGGTGCACCAACTCCATCAACTAAACCATCAATTTCAACAGCAGTTGCTCTTTCATCTAAAGAAGAATTTGAAACCATAATAATGACAATTTAATTATTTATAAATAGATTTTGAGTTCCGCACGCTTCCACATCACCTTCTCTACTGGGGTTTGCAGAGTGTTGCGGAACTTGTAAAAGTTTAAGAAACAATCCAAGAAACATTAGAAGTTACAGTAACAGTTTGAGTACCTCCTGATGCCTCAAATTCAAGACTTGTTTTATCAAGATTCAAATACGGATCTTGAGCAAATGTAGCAGTATAAGTAGCATCTTTAGTTACAGTGACTGTTCGCGTAGCACTCGTATTATCATCACTCCATTTAACAAAGTGATAACCAGAATTAGCTGTAGCTTTTATTGTAACTTTAGTGTTGTAAGCATAAGTACCACCACCACTAACTGTACCACCTGTACCAGCAGTAACTGTCAATTTATACTGTCTAGTAGATGCAGTCCATCTAGCATACCAAGTCTTATTACCAGTACATTTTGTTGAAGTAGTCAACTGAGTACCACCTGTTGAAGCATCAGTATCGAACCAACCTGCAAATGTATAGTTATTAGCCGCAGTAGGAGCTCTACTTGCCGTAGGTAATGTACTAAGTGTAGTATTATAATTTAATGTCTTAGTTGTATCACCTGTACCACCATTTGCATCAAATGTCCAAGTATAAGAATTAATAGTCCAAATAGCATAATATGTAACATTAGCTGTTACTTTAGTTGTTGTATTAACGTTTACTGTACCTGTCTTAGAAGTAGACCAACCTTGAAAAGTATATCCTGTTCTAGTTGCCGTAGGTAATGTACCTAAAGCATCATTGAAATGGAATGAACTAGAAGTCTTACTAGGAGTACCACCATTTCCATCCCAAGTAACAGTATAATTTTTATAAGTTTGGGTCCATCTAGCATACCAAGTTTTATTAGATATTACCTTAGTACTAGTAGTTAATTGAGTTCCTCCACTAGATGCGGCAGTATCAAACCAACCTGCGAAAGCATACGTATAAGTATAACTCGCATTTCTAGTACAAGTGGGCAACGTTCCAATAGCAGTATTGTATTCTTTAGTTATAGTTGTAAAAGAAGGAGTATTACCACCGTTCTGATCAAATGTAAACGTATAACTATTGATAGACCATCTAGCATACCAAGTTTTAGTTCCAGTAACTTTAGTGGTTGTTGTAGCTTGAGTACCACCACTTGCAGCAGATGTATCAAACCATCCAACAAATGTATAACCTGTACGACTAACAGTGGGCAATGTACCAAGAGCTGTATTGTAAGTTTTTGTTATAGTTGCAGGACTTACAGTTCCACCCCCATTTGCATTGAAAGTATGAGTGTAAGATTTAGTACTTCTAGTAACATAAGCATAATAAGTAACAGTTCCTTTAATTGCAGGAGTTTCTAAAGTTAATTCAGAACCAACTTTAGTTCCACCACCATTAGCAGCAGTATACCATCCAACAAACGTATAAGTGAATTCAGCTGTGTTATCAGGCATAGTCAAAGTACAAGACCCTTTAGAATTGTATGCAACACTTTGACTAGTTCTATTCAAAGTTCCATAAGTTGTTTGATAACTTACAGTATAACTTCGAGTATTGGATGTCCAATGAGCATAAACAGTTGTGTCTTTAGCAGCCATCTTAGTGGTAGTAGTTACTTGAGTTCCTCCTGTTGCAGCAGTGTACCATCCAGCGAATGTATAAGTGTATTGTGCATCAGAAGCTCTAGTAGGTGTAGGCAACGTACCATAAGCAGAATTATATTCAAGATTTTTAGACGTTGGAGTTACAGTACCACCATTAGGATTAAATGTTAAAGTATAACTATTAATTGACCATTGAGCATAATATGTAATATCTTTAGTTACAACAGTTGTAGTAGAAATTTTAGTTCCACCACTAGAAGCTGTGTACCAACCAAGGAATGTATATCCTGTTCTAGTGCAAGTTGGGAGTGTACCTAAAGCAGTGTTATATTCTTTAGTAATAGTAGAAGGACTAGGAGTACCTCCACCATTGCCATTGAATGTAGCCGTATAAGAACGTCTAGTGGATATCCAATAAGCATAATAAGTAACATCTTTAGTTACGGTAGTTGAAGCAGTTATTTGAGTACCGTCTGTAACTGCTGTGAACCAACCTGCAAATGTATAAGAATATTCAGCCGTTGAATTTCTCGTAGGTGTTGGAAGTGTACCTAAAGTTGCTCCATGTGTCTTATTTACATAAGCAGGATCAAGAGCATTACCTCCATTAACATTCCAATTTACTCGATATGTATTTATAGTAAATACAGGAGTTATATGAGTATTTGCTGTAATATTAGATACAGTTAAAGGATTATCTGTAGCATTATTAGACCACTTAGTAAAATGATAACCGGTACTTGGAGTTGCAGTCCATATAGCAGAACCACCATAATCTACACTAGACTTATTTACTGACGCAGTACCACCAGTAGTATTGGAGGTAGTTGTAGTAAATGTCTTAATTGTAAACTTAGCGGTTAAACTAATATTTGATGTAACAGCAAAAGTATAAGAGGCACTTGTAGAAACTCTAGTAGAGCCATTATACCAACCAGCAAAATTATAAGCAGCTTTAGGAGATGCAGTTACAGTAGCATTCTTGCCATGTTCAACAGTTTGACCAACAGGACTTACTATTCCCTTATTTGTATCTTCTGATACAGCATTTACAGCATATGTTTTAATTTGATATTTAGCAACAAGAGTTCTATTAGCGTTCATCGTAATAGAAACTTGTAAACTAGAAGAAACCAAATTAGAACCTTCATACCAACCAACAAAATTGTAACCAGTAGGAGCAGCTTTCGCAGTAATTGTCTGCGAAGTATCACGATAATAAGTTCCTGTGGCAACACCTGCATTTGAAGCGGAACCAATAGAACATTCTCCAATATTCGTTATTGCAGTTCCAGAACTATTAAGAGTAGTAGAAGAAACTTTTAAAGTAAATTTATCTTGCTCCGTTTGAGTACAATTTACAGTTTTAGTAATACCACTGACAGTAACAGTAACAATTGTTGTTCTGCTAGCACCAGGATTCTTACTTGCAGTTAAACTAACAGTTTTATTACCCGTGCCACTCTTAGAAGCAGGGGTAAGCCAAGAAGCAATAGCCATTTTAGTACCCTCCCCTAATTATGAAACCGTCCACTCAACATTAGAAGTAACATTAACTGTCTGAGTTCCACCAGTAACTTCAAACTCAAGAAAAGTCTTATCTAAATTTAAATAAGGATCTTGAGTAAACTTAGCAATGTAAGTCTTATCCGCGTCAATAGTAACACTAAAGTTTACATCATCTGAAACCTTAACTCCATCTTTCCACCAACCACCAAAACTATAACCTTCTGACGCTGTAGCATGAATCGTTGCAGTAGTACCATCAACAAATTCTCCAGAATCAGTAGCTAAATTCTTAGCACTTCCGATTCCTACACCACCTTGCGTAGTATCATTAGTATCAGTTCTAATAGTTAGTGTAAACTTATCAGGTTCAGGAATAAGATCACAGTTTATGGTAACTTTAATATTCTTTTCAACAATAAAACTATACTCATTTTGACTATTTAATGGAACTTTAATTCCATCAACAAGAACATCTCTAAGAGTATAACCAGTACTTACATTAACTTTAATTTTACAAGTTTTACCATCAGCATAAGTTCCAGCTCCATCCATTGTAGCACTTCCATTAGGAATAGCTTCATATGTAACTTGGAACTCGTTAGGAGCATCAACCTCAAATTTAGCAGTAATAGTTTTATTACTATTCATTATAATTTCTCTTGTGATAGAAGTCGGCGCACCTGAATCAGTCCATTTAGAGAAATGATAACCATTATCTGCTAATGCTTCAATTGTGACTTTCGTTCCATCAACAATATCTGTGAATGTATGAGAGCCACTATAATAATCACTCCAACTATTGTTTAATTTAGCTCTACACTTTCCACCTGTTCCAGCAACAACTGTGAGCGTTCTCATTACTATCGCTTCAAATGATGCAATGTGTATCGCATTTACACCCGATTTAGCTGTGAAGTTTACAGGATTGCTTGATGTTTTCTCATTACCTGTAGTCCACTCTTTAAACGTATAATTACCTTTAACTTGTGCTTCAACAGAGTAAATTAAACCAACATTAACCTTAAAGGATTGTTCAGAACTAGACCAATTAGACCAAGAACCATCTCCTATACGATAGCGAGCTTCATTTGTGCCATCAGTTTGTACTGTAATAGTAACTTCTTCCGGTGGGATTTTAGCAAACGTACATGATAAACTTAAATCATCATGAACTGATTGTGAATATGGATTATCAATAGATTCAGAACCGTCTATAGTCCATTTAGAGAAAGCAAAACCACTATCGGGAACAGCTAATACCTCTAATACATCTCCATCAGCAACGCTAACGGAATGTGATACTTTAGCTTCCGAATAAGATCCATTACCAACTTTATATTTACATTTACCATTAGCATTTGCTGTAATAGTAACATTATGATTTGTTATTGGAATTTTAGAGAAGTATCCTTCAATTCTAGTAACTTGATTAATTTCAATAGAACTAGATATTTCAAGAACTTCATTACCATTAACATCCCATTTATCAAATTGATAACCAGATTCAGGTTGAGCTTCAAAATGAACTAAAGTACCAGCAGTAAATTCTAGTCCATCAATATTTGTACTCCATGAAGACCAAGAACCATCAGCAGTTTTATAACGAACTTGACCACCTAATCCACAACGTAGACTAAAATTAAACTCAGTAGGAGGAACGTAAGCCTCTTTAAAATAAGCAGTATATGTTTTACGATCAAGACCTTCTTCTACAATAATGTTATTCTCATTGTTTGGAAGAGTAGCACCTGTAGGAGAAATCCAATTTTCAAACTCATATCCGCTATCAGCTTTACCTTCAATAGTAACAATTGTTTTCTCAGCAGCAGTTACTTCATGTTTAGCAGCCCAATTAGACCAAAGACCTTGTATATCTTTGTATCTAACTAAACCATTTGCATTAGCTATAACACTAAACGTGAAATATCTAATAGATTCAACAAAAGTAACCGTAACAGTAACATCTTGATTAACTACAACACTCCATGTACCATCGCCATTATCTGTAATATTACCATCAGATGCAGAAACAGTTCCAACTTTCCAACCTTGAGCAGGAGAAGGAACTATCGTTGCAATTTGACCAACTTGATAAACTCCGGCTCCACTAGCCGTACCTTTACCAGATGGAGTAGTATTTACAGTAACTTTATATGTTTGAGGAGCATTAAGTTCAAAATATGCAGTATAAGTTTCATCTGAATCAACAATAAGATCATATTGAAGATTAGTAGAAACTAGAATACCTTTACTGTTTTTCCAATGAACAAAATGATAACCATCAATAGGAGCAGCTGTTATAGAATGTCTTGTACCTTTCGGGAAAGTGCCTGCACCAACAACATAACCAGCAGTTGCAGGATAAGCATCTACATTAATATAGAAGTTATTAACAGGAGAACCTTCTTTTTCAAATACGCCTATCAAGTCCATATCTTTCTTGATATTGAAAGTCCAATCAGAACTAATAGACATAATTTCATTAGAATGATATTCTTTCCAACCCATAAAGTGATAACCGGGAGCAGGTTTAGCATAAAGTTTAACTTGACTACCAGCTTCAAATTGAAACCTAAATCCATCAGGACTTTCATCAGGCATAATATGAGAACCAGTACAACCCACAATACCACCTTCTTCCGGAGAAGGAGTTAGACTAACTCTATAATAATTACGTTCGATATGACCTGTTTGTAAGAAATCTTGAAGATCTTTAATATAAGTCCAAGCTCTAATATATGTATCTTGACAACCACAAGTATTATTTCTAACACCACGACTAGGATGCACATAATTAGCTTTAAGACCTATGCAAACTAAAGTGTCATCTGTAAGAGATTCACTACCAACAATTAATTCTCTATCAATTGCGATAATATTACCATCTGTAGTCAGATTAATCTCACATCCTTTTTCATCATACATATAGTAACAGCCATCAGTACGATGATAAAAGAAACGAACGTTATGCTCACGCTTAGGAAATGTACCCGGAGGAAGAACTTGTTTTAACTTTACAATTTTAATATTACATTCCATAGCATTAAGTTTAAACGAAAATAACTACACAGAACCGCTAAGCTCCGTGTAGTTTTAAATAGCAACTTAATCAGTTGCAGTATTCAATGCAATAGCATTATCACCACTACCTTTCGCTAAAACTTTAATAGCTTGCAATTTCTTGTCGATAGCATCAATAACATCCTCAGTACCAACAATAATTTGGAACTTACGAGGACTATTGTTATCAGCAGCTATTTCAGGGAATTGATTAAATTCGGCAGTAGAAATAACCATATAGGCAACTTTATCGAAGCCTATTTTGGGATCACTAATATCCCAAGCTTTTTGCCACTCATCATGAGGATTCCAACCCATGTTAATCAAAGAATAACGTAAGTCTTCATCACTAAGAGCAGCATCAGCTAAGAAACCAGATAACTTAGTATGTTCTATAGTAATAGTTCCATTAGCCTTTTGATCAGCTAACAAACCAAATACATTAACAGTAAGTTTCGTAGGTTGTTTAGCAACAACTGTAATATTAACACCCTGGGTATCTTTAGCAACTGTAATATTAAACAACTCTTTGTTATAAGCTGTAAGACTCATAGCTTTCTTAATCTTCTCAACAAGACGATCAAGAGTATCAGTTGCATGAATACGAACAGGTATCTGTACAATCTGAGGATTAGGATTAACAGTTAAACCGTGACGATACGGTTCAGAAGAAACAATTTCAATGGCACCACAGAACTCAGCATCTGCATTATATACAATTCCATCCGCAGGTTTAAGAGCGGGATTCGTAATACCTTTGAGAACAACAGTTTCCTTTTGATCAGCTTCAGTATATTTACGAACATTATAAGTGAAATTAAAAGGGTTAATATCAACACCTCTTTGATTCACATACCCGCCACTCTTAGTAGGAATTGCAGACATAATTACAAAAGGCTCAGGTCTAGTTCCAGTAGTTTGGAGTTGAGTACCATAAGCAGTACAAATGCCGATTTGACCATTAGATAACTTAGTATCAACAGTAATATTATCGACAAATGTTTTTCCGTAACTAACAATTCTCATAGTAACGTATTATTTTAAAGAATTACTTTCATTTATAGCAACTTGATAACCGGGATCTTTAAGGATACCAAGAAGTTTTTGTGTTGCAAGATCAATAATCTCAGTCTTAAACGGAAGTTCAGAAACTTCATCAGTTACAATATTAAACCTAGTAGGTTGACGAAGATATGTAATAGCAACATCAGTAATAATGAATTTATCATCCATATCTACGAGCAATCGATCGTTTTCTATTACACATATTGGATGTAGATGTCTATTTGCTCGATTATGATACGTTTGTAACATATCCATGCGTTGTACATCTGAAACTAAATCCATGCCCGCAAATCGGCTTTCTTGTGCCTTAGTTATCGTTCCATTAACAGTTATAACTTCATATCGCCCTGTATAACGCTCGTTGTTGAATTGGTCTAACTTAATCTCATACTTGTCACCAACTACTATTAGCGTTGGCGTATCAAAGTAAAATATGAGCGATTCAGGGTAATATGAGCCTCTGTAATGTTCGTAGGTCACATTATAACCTTTTCTAAGTAATACAGAAAGCATATAGTTGATATACTCAAATAGACCATCTTTACGATAGATTTTAGCAGGATAATGAAAAGTAATATTATCAGCTCCAATTTGAATATTGAAATCTTCTATATAGCCAGGAATAGTTTTAAATAGCTCACTAATGTTTACTACATATATCCTAGTAGTAACAGATTCAATATCTCTATAACGTTTAAACTTATCGAATATAACACTTGCTGTATAAGAAACGCCATGTAGATAATTCGTAGGTAAATAAGCAAATCCTCTGTTACCCTCATTTGAAAGAAGGTAAAGAGGACTTCTATATGTATCTTTTAAAACCTGTAAATCATCGTAATAGCGTCCGCTTTCTTCAAAGGCTTTAATCTTTTGCGTAAGCAGTACGTCAATAGCTTCATTAAGAGCAATATCAATATACTGCGGACGAATGGATTCTTGCCTATTAGCATTAATCTGCTGAATCTTTTCATTTACAGCGATATGTGCTTCTTTACAACTACTATACATACTGACAGCTTTTTATTAATTTAGAACCGAAGCCTTATAAGCAGTGAAAAGTTGAGCTTTATATTCAACATTCTCAGGAGCAGCTAAGTAAGCCATAACACCTTCAACTGATGAACCAAGAACAACTTCCGGACGCACAGTGTCAAAATAATTATCACCGTCTTTAGTAATAACTTGTGCAGCTAATAGCTTATAGACCTGTGCCATTGCTTCTACATTCTTATTATCAAACAGAGAAATAAACGCATCTGCATTTGTTTGTGAAAGTTCAGCTACAGCCGTCTGCAAATCTCCATGTTCCATCTTGATAATCGAAAGAGTATCAGCAGGAGCATTGCAAATAAGCATATTACGAATACGCTTATAAGAAGCCTCATCACCTGTGAATAACTGAGCCAACTTAGTAGCAGTATTAACAACAGTTTTGGTTTTAGCATCTTTCATACGTTTAACATCTTCAATACTATGTAGATAAAAACGAATATTAGTTGATTTCTCAACATCTTCCGGTTTATTAGCAACAGTAGAAGTTAGAAGAGCTAAACGCCAAATGATATAGTCTTGAGGTTTAATCGGAATCATATACATATACAGATTCTCTTCATGAACCGCAGTACCTTCACCAAAGAGCATAGCATCAAAAATAGCTTTCTCTAATTTATTAGGAGCAATATCTGTATTAATGCTATTTTTCTTAGCCCATTCAAAGATAGCATCACGTTTAATAGGATCATTAAGTGAAAACTCCCAACCAGTTTCCAATTCATAACCCTGAGCAGGAACTTCTACAGTAGAGTTCTTTAAATGCTTAAGAACGAGATCTTGAAAATTAACATTGCGACTATCAGAAGAAGCTCCAATGATAGTAGGAAGAATAGAAGCCATCTCAGCAGTTTTACTAGATAAAGTAAGAACAGCTTTGATACTAGGACCGAAGATTGTATTAAAAGCACCAATACTTTTCTGATTCACTACTTGAAACATAGTAGGATTCAGTTTTAAAGCTAAGGTTATTTTGCGTGAGTATATCATATAGTTTATACTTTAATCAGTTTATACTTTACAATAATCGTAATGTACGCTTATTCAAAAATCATTTCAGCCCAGAAAGAAGTAGTACCATTAAGCATATTAATACCTTGAGAAGACATAACTTCATAGGTAGCAATATCCTCACGTGTACTTAACATCTTATTGTAAGCACCCCATTCTTTCGGAAGAGGAGTAATACCTTGGTAAACACCGTATAAGTATTCACGACCTTCTTCACAAACAAGTTGGATATTAGGTTCACCTGAAGTATTATCAACAGAGTGATCCAAGAATACCATAGTATATGAAGTAACAGGGAAACCTCCATACATACGACCGTTCTTACGATCCATTTCAGCACGAGAACCGCTATCGAACAAGTCAACAACTTTAACTGAAACGGTAGCCCCAGAGTAATGCTTATATTGATTAAAGTAAGCACCATAACTCAAAATACCACCACGACTTTGAATCTCCTCTGCACCAAGTTTATCGAAGTAACCGTTACCAATAGCTTCATTCTTGATACATTGTTGGAACATCTTAGAACCACCTTTACCGGTATAAAGAACAATATTCTTATTACTCAAATCAATATCATTACGAACCTCAAAGATACGAGAAAGAATCATATCAATAAGCTCAATAGTCATGAATGAGTACTCGAAGTAATTTCCGAATGCAATAAGAATATCACGAACTCCAGCACCACGAGGAATAGGTTTATTTGAATGCTTTTCTTGGTTATGAATAACACCATTAATATCACGATTGTAAGAAGAGAACCATAAGTCTTCCTCTAACAAACGTCTGCGCATAAACTCGAATTGACGCATTTCATAAGGCATCCAAAGAGTACCTTTAGAACCATCATCATAATCAAGTTCAAACTCAGTAACGATATTAGCGATATTACCGGTAATAATCTTAGAGAAACGATGGAAACCAAATTGGTTAGTCATTTCACTCCAAGATTCAGCAGTACTACGAGAACCAGTTGATAATTCACCAGCAATCGTAGGAGCGCCCATACCCCAATATTTACCTCTTTCAAAATTGCTAAGATCAATAAACTCATCTGGATTACCACCAAGTATGATCATTTCATAAATATAACCACCACTTGCAGTTTGCTCACCATCCGTCTGCATACGTACAAGATGTTTTCCATCAGGAGTAATAGCAGAGTATTGATAAGGAATCCAGTTATCTTGGAACTCAGCTTTAAAAGACATAAACCCTTTACCGGGTGTTTGAGTAGGCGTAATTAAACGCACAATCGGGGAAGTAACAGTTGGTTTCCCCATAATCTTCCATTTATACTGAGTATCACCAGCATTAATAGGTTTCTTACGAGAGATATTCCCTTGACCTTCTGTAAGAGAAAGAAGAGGAAATTGATTACTGTTCCTACCCCAAAGATAAGTAAGAGATTTATTCAAATCGACAGCACCAAGAACATTAAAGTTCAATAGCATATCGGCATCACTATAAACCTCTTTGGAATACTGTTTTTTTCCAATTTCTCTAAGCATAGTTACGATAATTATTTATTAGAATCAATAATACCACCGGGAACAACAGGACGTCTATTAGGATTAACTTTAGCTCCTCCATTTTGGGTAGATACCTTAACTTTAGGTTTACCACCAGAAGTAATGTTCAAACGACGAACATTCTCTTGTCGTATAGATGCAGCAGCAAGTTGACTAATATCAGCACCAAGTAAATTCCGCAGTGCTACCATAGCGAACGTTTCATTATCAGCAAGCATATCAAAAACATCTTTTTGAGCTTGCGTATAAAGAGAATCTCCAATTTCAACAACAGGAGCAGTAAGGTATTTCACAAGATCTTTACGAGTAAGAATTTGCTCTTTACCATTTACAGTTCTCTTAACACCAGCAGTCGGAATAGCAAGACCTCCGATAGTACCTTTATTAACAATCTTATCATAAAGCGAATCAGGAACATTAAGTACCTTAGCTTTACCATGATCATCATAAGTAATACCATAAGCTTTATCTAGTTCATCTTGTTCAGCTTTCCATTGCGCTTCTTGACGAGCAGTAGCTTCTTCAATTTCACGTTTCTGATTAGCAGCAAGATAATCAAGACTTTCTTTAGCTGTTTCATTTAAAACTTTATCGGCTTTAGAAAAACGAATAATACGATCAATTTGAGCATCTGATGTACCTTTACGTTTTTCAGCAGAACGAATAATAGCTTCAAGTTGAGCTTCAGATTTATCCTCAATACTCATCGTAGTCCAATCAACATGATTAGCAAAACCTTCGAGTGAACCATAAGTTTGCCTATATAAAGCAGCTTGATGAATATCAGGATTAGCACGAAAGAAATTAGTAATAGCTTCTGATTCAGCTTGATGTCTAGCAATTTCAGCAATATCAGCATCACGTTGAGCAAGACCTTCAACAGTCATTTCATATTGCTTAGGAGTACCATCAGCATTTACAGGAGTTAAACCAGAAATAGCAGAAATAGCAGAAACATCAATAGTTTCTTCTTGTTGTTCAGCAGCAGCAAACTCATCAAGTTGAGCTTTAGTATAAACAATTTGCCCATCTTTAACTGCATTACCTTCTGCATCTAATTCATATTCAACATCACCTTCATCAGTTGTTAGAATAATCTTATTAGCATCTCCAGTTTCTTTATTTGCATCTTCATTAGCTTTAGCAGCAGCTTCTTCTTCAGCTTTACGTTTAGCTTCTTCTTCCGCAGCTTTTCGAGCTTCTTCTTCAGCTTTAGCTTTATCCTCTGCTTCTTTAGCAGCTTTAGCAGCTTCTTCGGCAGCTATTTCTTCAGCAGTTTTGGTAGTAGTACTATCAGTAACACCACCGGGAACAATAGGATTTGGCATAGTGTTTTCTCTTTTATAAATTAAGTTATAACAATGACAAATGTAGTAATAATAAATGTATTCAAAACATCAATAGAAATATAATCTTCAAAAGCGTCATCACTGGACGTTACAGAACCTTTAAATATTCTAATTAATTTCCATTGATTTTAGGCTCAAATGCAGTCATTATAGAACATCAATTTTTAGCTGATATTGCAATTCATTTCTCTAAAAATCGTGGCTCACGTTAAGGCTTTCGTGGCTTATTCGCATTGATTCGATTCATGCGCTTTTGCTCTTCAAACTTGGCACGCTCTAGATTAGCTCTATCAATATCTAAGTTTAACTTAGTCATTTTAAGATAAGCCTCAAGAGAATTAGCATTACTCTCATCTTCACTAATATAACCATTACCATCTTTATCTACTTGAAGTTTTGCATCATTAACAATAATCTGGGTAAGATTACTATCAGCGGCAATAGCTTCTTTAGAATCACGATCTAATTGAGCTTGTTCAGCATCAAATTTGCGTTGAGCTTCAGAATTAGCAGAACGCATTTGTTCAATCTCTGCATCCCATTTCTTTTGAATCTCTTCACGTTCAAGTTCAAACTTACGTTGAGCATCAGCAGCTTCTTTAATATATTTGCGTAAAGAAGCAACATTATGATTACAAACAGCTTCAGCAGCTACATCAAAATTACCATTCTGTGCAGCACTAAAAGCAATTTCTTCAAGTTTACGAACTTGTTCATTGAGTTCAGCAGAATTACCAACAAAGATACCAAAATTAGAATTAACAAAATCAGTTCCATTAACTCTAACTTGAATAACTTCGTTAGTATTAGGATCAATATAAGAACCTTCAAAGTCATCAATCCATGCAATCTTGGCAGCATCAAGATTAGCTTCCATATCACGAGAACGAAATGAATCAAATATCTTTAGTGACCATACAGATCCCATCAGAGCTTGATTAAGTCCCATCTCAGTAACAGCTTTACCAGCTCTAGCTTGAATATCTCCTGCACGTTGATCATTCATATTAGCTAATTCATACGCTTCTTGTTTAATGGATTGCTTAATTTGATTAAGAACAGTCAAGTAATTAATCATAGTAGTATTAGCAATCTCTTTAATAGCTTGAAGTGAAGGTTGTTGCTTAGCTATTTCGCTGTCATCAAAAACTAGAGTACCATCTCGATTAGCTGCATCAAGACGCTCTTCCATAGTCATATCATTAGTATCAGCTAAGAAACTTTCAGGAATCAATAGCCATGAACGGAACTTCATAATAGTACGTTCTTCTACTAATGTATAAAGACGATAAAGAGCAAGATAAGGTAATAAGCGATAAGGAATAGGTTTAGGATTATTAAGAAGCATAAGACGACTTAAACCATTATAAGGTAACTTACAATGATTAAGATTATTAACTTCTTCACGTTGAACTACACATGGTTGAGCTTTAGTATATACTCCCCAATCTTTATCACCAAAACGATACGCTTCCCAACATTGAAGAACATATGTATATTCAATATCAATATCACCTATAGTAGGATCTAAAACATAATCTTCATCTACCACCTTTTGTTCAATTTCACCATAAGCATTAGTATAACTAAGAATACCACGTTTCATAGGAATCTTAAATACACAATGATGAGCTTTGAGAACCCCGGTAGAGGGCAAGGAGTGGTAGGGAGCGGAACTCTGTGTATCAATAGTAGGATTAAAAGCAATCTCTCTAGAACGAAGCATCAAAGGAGTAACAGCATATTCACCAGTACTTTCATGATTATGAATTATATCCTTAATATAAGCAATATCTTTTTTAGAAAGAATCTCTTGATATTCACCAATAATATCATTGATGTTTACTTCAAATTCTCTCATACCATAATCATCATCTTCAACAAAAAGATTACCACTATCAATACGATAATACTCAAGAGGAGAAATAATTTCAAAGATAACATCATTATATCTTACATCACGATAAGAATATACGCTTTCAGTACAGAACCAATAATAGAATGCTTGAATATATTTCTCATTAGCTTTTATGAGAGAATTAAGTAAATCAAGAGTTCTCTGACCTTTAAGAGCTTCCTCATCAATCCAATCCTTAGCAGTTTCTTTCATAAAATCTTCTGCTGATGGAAGTTCTTTAGAAGGTTCACCTGTTTGAACTCCATTAGCATTCATGATGTTTATAAATTGCTGACGAAGAAGAGAATCAAGTGCAACTCGAAGATCTTTATTACGCTTGGTTACAATATCAATATCAGCATTATAAACTTGATAATTATTATAGGTGTTAATGAACTCTCCTATATATTTCTCTTTAATAGGAGTAATAAAATCAACATCTCTAATCTTACCGGGCAAATCTTCTTTTCTACCATTAACAGAATTATAAGTCGCCATGACATACTTATAAGTAGATTCATCTACAATACCGTTAGCGGCATCAAGAAATGCTTTGATTTCTGCTTTATCATTATTTGAATGAGCAGTAGCAATAACCCAATCGCACATAGCTTTAGTCCATTTCGGAGTACGCTTAGTAGCTTCTGAAACAAACACATCAGGTTTTTCTAAAGAATTAGGAATCTTAGAAGCATTCATTTAACGACGATTTAAACGATTTGCAATACGTCTGCTATTATCTTCTTTATTACCTTCAACAAGACGCTTGGTATTTAAAGAATCTGCAAGAAAGACATACATAGCGACAATAGCAGCACTAATATGGTCAAAGTTACCTTCAGCAGTAAATCTCTGACATTCAAGTAACAGACGAACACTACCAATAAACTTTAGTCTACGAATAGGATTCCCCTCATCTGTATAACCTAAAGGTTCATAAATAAACTCTTTTAGCATACGAAGACCATTATACTTTTTATCACCATCACCAATTACAATACCATAATCGTTATTGTTAGGATTAACTAACTTACGACTATTCATGTTAGTTGGATCAAGCATTAAATAACGTCTTAGTTTATATTTAATGAAGTTAGATACCGTTTCACCTGTACCAGCTTCGGGACAACATTCAGCATTATATAAAAGACACATACCCATTGTAACTATATCATTTTGCTCCATTGTATCCATACGACCTATATATTCGCATACAAGCAGTTTTTGATTTGGATATGGAGTAATAGTATTACTACGCATCCATACTTGTGCAGAATAAAGAGAATGTTTATCTGTTACGTCTTTTTGAGCCTTATCTACCTTATACGCATCCACACTGACAAAATATAAATCTTTAGGTACTTCTCCATTTACCAAGAAAGGACGATAATACATTCTAACGCAACCATGAGTATCATCACGAGAACCATGCGGAACTTGATTAACAAACTCATGGAATCTACCTTTACCAAATATATCACGTTTAATACATTCAGCTTTCGGTATAAATTCAGCTTTATTAGAATTACCTAAATCATTAACGATAATCCAACCGTCTTGAAAGAATCTAGTAGCATTATCATTAATTAAATCTGAAATATGTAGATTAAGTTCAGGAGAAGCGAACATATTCTCTGTTGTATTAATGAACGCTTCGGCAGGAGTATTAGCACGTTGTGCTTTATAGATTATATGAGTTTCACTATCATTATTATGAAAATGATTCTCTTTATCTTGTTTATCCCAAGCATAAGCAGTGAATATAATTGAATTACCACGTTCAACATAAGGTTCACAATCCCATACTTGTGGAAAGAAGAAACCACATACTTCATGACGTTTATTAATATCCCAAACGTTTTCCATGCAAAGCATCTTATTCATTTTGGGATTATAAAAGGCTTTACTAAATGCAGCCCAGTTAGCACCTTTAGTACCACCCGTACCATAAACACGAATAGTACCAACAGATATAGCACCAGATTCTGTATTAGATAAAGTAACGTCAAGAGCTTTTTGAAGGTTAGGACAATTATGTACAATAGTAAAATCTTCTAAAAGACATAACTGATCACCATCAACTTCAAAACCATAATAATCATCAATACCAATAGATTCAACATCGAATCTACATTCAAGAGGATTCTTTTGTAAAGCTATATATTCTTTACATTGTTTACGAGTTATTTTAGTAGGAATCTCCCAAGCATTACTTAATATCATTATACGATAATAAGTAGTACCTTTAATAACTCTTTCAGTAACTGTAGTTTTTAAACCACAACTACGAGCTATATAAACAATACCAGCAGTAATATAAGGATTCTTTTGAGCTATTTCAAAATTACCTTTACGAGAATCAAATGAACCATCAGTATCAATAATACCAGCAAGAAATTCTAAACGAGATTTTCTATCTGTAACAATATAATCTTTAGGTATAAATTTATTATTAAGAACACCTAAACGATTAAGTTCTTGCCTAAACCAATTATTAGTTTCAGTTTCAAGTCTAGTAAATCTATAATCTTTAGCTTTACTATTTTTATTATCTTTAATAATAATTCTAAGATTATGATCTTCTGCATATTTATAAATAGCTTCAATAACTTCAGGATCTTCATTTGTAATATATGAATCATCTGAAGCACCATCACCAATCCATAAACCAAATATATAAGGATCAATAAGAACATCTTTATGTTCAAATTCAACACCAGTCTTTTCAAGAGCATAACATTCTCTCCAACGAGAATGTTCTTGAATCATTTTAATATAATCAGGAGCTGTAACTAATTCTTCTCTAACTATATTACCATAAGCTTTCCGATATATAGTACGAATCGGATGTTTACTATTAACAATATGAGATTCTCCATTTCCGGGAGTAATCTTGAACATTTCATCTCTACCTTGTTTAGTAGCAAGAACTGTTCTAGGTTTACTATCAGGTCCCATAAGAATATCACCAACAACAATATCTTCAACATTCTTAATAGAACCATCAAACATCACAAATCTAGTACCTTTTGCAAAGCACTTACCTGCTTCCTCAAAGTCAATCTCAATAGCTTTCTTACCTACAGCAGCAGATTCATTCTTACCTATAGCAACACTATAAAGATTAGAAAGCCAACCAAAATTCTTAAGACCTTTCGTGGATACACGATAACCCATAAGAATATCATCAATAGCTTCTGAAATATAACCTCTTTTCCAAAACGTATGTTCTTCAAAATGATCAAGACATTTCTTAGCCATAAATGTAGTAGCACCTTTATCAGTAAGATAAGCTAATTGATCGGCAGCAAGTGTAACAGTAACATTAGGAAATAAGTTTATAGTATTTGCAGCTTGACTACCACGTTTATAAGAGAAACCTTTACGACGAGCTTTAGCTTTAGTAAGATGAAATTTATTATTAGCAATAAACTCATCTATTTTGAAATTCCAATAATCACCATCCCAATAACGAGGAAAACCCATAACAGTTTCAACATGTTCAGCACCTTCTCTTTTAAGCTTTTCTCTTTCTCTAGCGTTAGGTGTACGTTCAATTCTACCATAATTAAGATAAGTATAATGAGCCCCTGTAATACGCATAGGCTTAAGCAAAAGATCTCGCTCTTCATCAGTAGTAGCTTTATCGAAAAACTTAGGAATATCTTCATAATAAAGTTTAGCTTTTATAATAACACCTTTCTTACGTCTAGATGTTTCTCTTTGCCAAAATGATTCATAAGCCGGAGTACTAGGGTCATAATCACAATACGTACCATATTCATCAAAAGTATCAGCAGCTTTAGAAAGTCGTTCTATATTAATAACAATAAAATCAATATTCATAAGAATACCCCCAGAGTTACCAATAAGAAAATCATTATCCGGATCATATAAAGGTTTATTAGTAATATAACTAATACCTTCAGATGCTTTCGGATATTTACTTTTATCTTCACAGAGATAATCTATAAAAGGAATATCTCCACGTTTATAGCCCCATTTATTCTCAGGAGCAACATTGATACCATCACAACTATTTTTCCAATAAGCATGAATAAACATAAAGTTATCAATAGCATCTTGTGAAAACTCATATTTACTATTCATAGCTTAATCAATCATATCTATTTCACCACCAACACCATTATCTATATTGTTATGCACATCCATTGAAGTAGCAAGCTCTTTACCACCACGAACAATAGTTTTCTTGAGTTTAGACTTAACGTAATTATCTTCCGTTTCTTTAAGTTCTGCAATAAGTTTAGGTAAGTCTTTACCCATCTTCGTAATCTCACGCATATAACCGAGCATACCACCGATCTCTTCTTTAGTAAAAGAGTCTTTCTTTAGGTCATTACGAAGATTCTTATTCATAACAGCCATCAGATCTTTACCAGCTTGAAGAGCCTTACCAGTTTCAAA